GCACTCACCGTCTGGGCTATACCCGGTTGTGCTTTCCTCTTTGTACGCCCACATCCCGTTGGCGCAGTACTTCGCTCCAACCTTGAAACAGACATACCCGGTGTACCCCATCAGGATTGCGGTCTCAAGAAACTTCCGCATCTGCTTCAGCTGACTGACGCTGAGATAGTCGTTCCACCAGTCAAAAATTGACAGTTCGCCACAGATGTCATAAATGCGCCACCGCATTTTTAATCCTTTGTGGTTGTCTGCGTACTCCTCACCCTCAAAGATCATATCGTTAACCTTTACAAGCACTTCCTTTGCGTTCATTGCGTTCTTCATTGTTATTCTCCCTTCGGTGTTTGTTATCAGCTATCCCTTACACTATCTATTATAAGCATTTTTAAATAAATGTCAACACCTTTCTGCAGTTTATTGCAAATTATTTTCGCAACAAAAAAAGCCGGGTTTCCCCGGCTTATGAATACGCATACATGATTGCCCTTGCCACCACATCCGACAGGCTTTTCCCGGTGCGGGCGGCTTCTCGCTTCGCGATCTCTATGACCCCTTCCGATAAGCTGAAGGTTCGCACTACCTTCTTTCCTTCCTGCACCTTTCCGAAGAACGCCGCAAAGGTCTTCTTGTCATCCGTCCGGGATGCCCATTCCTTCGCCTGATCGTAGATCAACGGCGTGATGCCCTCGTCATCAGCGAGGAAAAATTCCCCGCTCCTCTTCCGATAAAGGGTCTCGCCCTCAATGGTCAAGACCTTGAGGGCTGTGTCTGTATTGTACCGCTTCGTCTTTGTCCGTATCTCCATTACTGCTCCCCCTTCCCGGTGTTCAGGTCATCCAGTTCGTAATCATCCAGTTCCCGGTCTGACAGCGGGCGGCTGTACACAACTATGTCATGGTACTTCATGCCACCGTCTTCCCTTCCGACAAGCCCTTCCTTCGGCTGACAGCCGGGGCTGAAGCCCCGTAGCCGCATCCCGTATCTGTATTCCATGTTTACCCCCTTTCAGATATACCTGTATGTACCTTCCGGGCTAACCAACGCCGTCCGCATTGAAATCCTGCCGCAGTCATCCCATGTCAGTTCCCGTAAGCTGATTTCCTCGCCGTAATAGCTTGCCATACCCTGCGCCACCCGGAACGCCGTCCGCAGGTCTCTGTCACTGTATGATCCGCACTCAGAAAGCCTTGAAACATCGTAACGCTTTTTCATTGCTGTTCTCCCTTCGGTGTATGTTATCAAGTACCCCTTACACTATCTATTATAAGCATATTTAAATAAAAGTCAACCCCTTTTATGGAATTTTGCAAAATAAAAAAGACCCGGATTGCTCCGAGCCTTTACACCGAAGGGAGAAGCCACGCCTGACCGCTCCCGGTATCATAGTAGCGCATCCCCCTTCGGTTGTCAACTGCTCAGTCTTTTTCCCAATAAAAAAAGACCGGGAGCATATAGCCCCCGGCTTTTCATTAGATCGCTTCTTCATAAATCTCTAAATGTGGGAAGTATGTATCATACTGCTTTTGCCATTCCCCACGTTCATCGACAAAGTAATAGAAGTGCTGTCCCGCTTTGTCAGGTCGCGGCTCTCTGATATATGCTGTCCGTGCCATTGCCCCGGATGAGGTCAGATAGTACATTCTGCCCTTATCATCTGCGACCCACTGAGAAGCACACATACCACCATCCCCGGCAAGATAATACCAGTCACCCGTGGAATCCTTGAACCACCCCCGGATCATATGCCCGGAATTATCAAAAACGTACCACCGACCGCCATCAAACACCCATTCATCATGGGCATATTCGCCGCCCTTCTTGCGGTATAACCATGCATCCCCGTCTTTGAACCATCCGGGTGCATAGTCATGTGCGGACACACAGCCCATGTAAGCGCACCAACTCACAAACATGGCGCACCACTCAGCCGGGTTGTAGCCCCACCCACAGGATTTTGCCCATGCGCCGAACTTGGTGTAGTTGCCGCCACCGTCATGGTCGGTGCGGAAGGATTCCAGATCACGGTTGCTGTTCTTTTCCCGGTATCCCACCTGTGAACGGGCAATAGCTATGAACTGTTCAGCACTACAGGTTTCGGCGCAGAAATCAGGGTACACAAATCCGTCAACGTGGTTGCCGCCGCCGATCTGCGCCGGGGTCAGATTGTGGTGAACGATTCGCACCTCATTCCCGCTGTTCCCTTCGACCGTGTGGAAATCCCACGCACCGTTTCGGAATTCGCAGTCAACCACGATACCTGTATGACCGATGCGCCCCTTAGAAGCTACATAGTATTCGATTATAGCCCCCACACGGGGTTCTTTGCCGTACCTCTTAGCTTTTACTGCCCGTGACTTTAAATCAGGCGTATACGCCGTATAGCCGCCGTGGAGAAGCTGTTTGCCTCGTTCGTAGTTGGTCATTCTGCGCCCCCGTCCTTGTAATAATTAAGGGTGCTGACACCGATCAGAACGCCGATAAGCGTTCCCAATGAATTCAGGGTGATGACGATTGCATCCACGTTCTCCCACCCCCACGCCGGGGCAACACGACCCACGAACCACGCACAGGCAGGAAGAACAATCAGACCGATCCATTTTAAAATATCGTACACAGCGTCAGGAATTTTCATCTTTCCCCTCTCTTTCTTCAGGCATTTTCAGCAGTTTTTGATACAGTTCGCTTGCCACATCGTTACCGCCTAACCCGTCATGGTATGCCTTGTACACCCGTTTAACGCTTTCCTTGGCGTATATGGGGCAATACCCACGGTCAGAATAACGGTTGTAGTTATTAATGATTGATTCACGGAGAAGGGACTGCACCCCTTCCGCAATCGCTTTGTTACGGTCTTGCTCCTGTCGGAGTTGGTCACGCATCAGCTTGAACAGCCAACTCAATACGGCAAGCACAGCCGTGAAAAACCACTCAAGCCAGTGCGCCGAAATAAATGAGATGATTTCCATACGTCCCCCCTGTGATGTCAAAGTGTAAGTTCGAGGCTCACAAAAAGGCATCCATCGCTGAACGCCCCAATACTTGCCCCTTTGTACCGACTATCAAGCATGACTTCCCTGTGGGTATCGCTCCGCATCCATGCTCTGACAATTTCAGAAGCTGTCTTATATCCTCTGGAAAGGTTTTCGCCATAGATGGAATCGTTTGCTGTGAAATACTGCGTTCCGTTTGGTCTTGTATGACTCCATAGAACAGACGCTTCCTTTGCCCTGAGTTCTGATGCCTGTGCTATGTCATCCCTTGCGGAAAGCGCACAAGCACCGACCTTCTGCCGCTCCGCATTAATCAGCGAGAGTATTTGCGCTTGTATAGTCATTGCGCTCACTCCTCGACATAGGTATAGGTGGACGAGGAAGGATAGTTTGCCGCTGATGTGTATGCACTGAGCGACCCTGTGGGAACGTAGATGATGCAGTCTGTCTGAAGGCTTTTCCATGCGTTGGAATTAGCACATGTGGGCGGCGTAGTAGGCTTAAAGTGAATTTCCCCAAGTCCATAATCGGTGCTAAACGCATAATTGCCAATTCTTGCCACTCCGCTTGGAATCGTAATGCTTGCAAGGGAATAGCAACTCTGAAACGCATAACTGTCAATGCTTGTCACTCCATTTGGTATCGTAATACTTGAAAGAGCATAGCAATACTGAAACGCATAACTGCCAATGCTTGTCACTCCATTTGGTATCGTAATGCTTGCAAGGGACGAACAGTTGGAAAACGTATAATTGACAATGCTTGTAACCCCACTTGGTATTGTGACATTTGCAAGAGCATAGCAATACTGAAACGCATAAGTGCCAATGCTTGTCACCCCACTCGGTATCGTAATGCTTGCAAGGGACACACAATAGTAGAAGGCATGATCGCCGATATTTATACCTGTACCAAGTTCGACTTTAACCAAGGCACTGCTGTATACTCGGTGAATATTTTGTGTGGTGTTATTTGCCTTACGCAGTAGATACGTTGTATTTGTAGTCCCAATAATCTGTGCGCTTCCACTTGACACCGACAGCGTTATCATGTAATCGCCGCCGCTTGCATACACATGGTCTGCGACCTTTGCCGTTGTTAAGGAAGTTCCTGTCAGTGTACTTGTGGCAGACCCATCTCCCCAATCCACCACGACTGTGCCATTCAGACCAATGCCAAGATACGGATGCAGTCTGCCCTCTTCAAAGTGGCAATACAGCCGTGTCTTTCCGTCATCTGTCACATACATCTGCCCGACAAAGATATCTCCGTCAGGAACAGCCGTAAGCTGTGCATCAATCTCCGCTTTCGTCCAGTTCCACCCCTGTGCGGTCAACCCCGTATGGGAAGGATTTGACGGCAATGCGGTAACACTTGCCCACTCGGATGCAGTGTAGCTGTGGAGAATAGTTCCATCGTAGTCGATGAAATTGATCTGTTTTTCTGTTACAGGTTCGCCGCCACCACCAGACACATTGACCTCTGCGCTTGCATAACTGGTCACATCCACAGTGCCGTTCTGCGTGATGGATATAGTCCCGGACGGCTGTGGAACAGCAACGGTCACGGGGCTATAGCCGTCAACCCCACTCGGTGCAGTGTATGTGCCGTTAGCTGTCACGGAAAGCGGTTCAATGACAGCACCGCCGCCACCCGTCCCCGTGCCTGTGGTGATAGTACCATCTGCCGCAATAAAAACCTTACCCTCTGCCACATCTGAAGCGGTTGCTGTGGTCACGCTTGCATCATCAAAGCGGGCTGTGCCGCCGCCTATTTGCGGCAATACAACAGCGGGGACATCGGAATACGATGCCCCCATCAAGGAAATATTCTTTGCCATGAGTCACCCCCGTCAGGCGATGCTCAAAACCTTTGTCGTTGCGTCCTGAGAAATGACCGGGAGAGTCAGCGCACCTTCCACGCCAAGCACGGTCTTTCCTGACAGCAGATTAGCCGCAGTCAGGTCAGTCACGTTAGTCAGTGATACTGTGCCGCCTGTGGTATATCCTGCCGGGATCGTTACTGTCCCCGCCTTTGTTCCGATTGTGCCGCCTGTTGCGCCGTTGTTGGGCATCGTGCCTGTGATAGCACCACCTGCGCCATACACTACAACACCCGCAAGGACATCCCCTGCGCTGACGGACGAAGCCCCTGCGGTGTCGTAGAATTTAGCAGTACCGCCGCCGCTTTTCGGGATGTCAACTTCCGGGACATTGCTGTATGTTACACCGTTGATGATTACGTTCTGAGCCATTGTTTTTCTCCTCTTAGGATACCGTAAGGACTGAACCGTTCCACGTTATCAGTCCATAGTTTTTGGGAATGGGATTAATAGTGATGTCTGCCGTTGCCTTTTTGTTGGCAATTTCAATGACCTGCGTTGACCGTGTTGGGGTAAATTCATACGCCCCGGTATACTCCTCGACCTGCGCCATTATCGGTTTTGAGATACCGCCTGAAAGCCGCCCACCACCAGACAGCGCACCAGACAGCCGCCCGGTGCCATGCAGGGAGCCTGATATGCGTGACATCAGTCAACCTCGGGAACTATGCGGAACGGGGCGCAGTTGACAAATGTATCCACATAGCCGTCAGCAAAGGTCAGTTCCAGATCATACAGGTATTCCCCGAAGGGCAGGTCTTTTGTGTCCTGCGGATTCAGCCGAAGATTGAGGTCTGTGATGGGTATGGTCTTTTCTATCACGGGTTCGGCGGCAACGAATTCGGTCATTTTAAGCGTGAACTTGTTGGGCTTTGCGTAGAAGTGGACGGAATCCCCTTCCTGCGGGGTGTACTCATCACCCCCGTCTGTATAAAGGGTGATTTCCGCAATACCGCTGTCCCCTCTTGTGATGGTGATAGCATTGTTTTGTACCTTGAACATACGACACCCCCTTAATAACCGAATATGCGGACATAGCCGCCGCCGCTCTTGGGGATATCCACTTCCGGGACATTGCTGTATGTTGCGCCGTTAATAACAACATTCTGAGCCATGTTTTTTCTCCTCTCAGGATACCGTCAGTCCTTGACTACGTTCCCTTCAGCGTCCGCATGGAATCCGGGAGCAATCGAGATCGTGTTGGTGTCCGCATCCCATACAAGCCCGGTCATAGGGCCTGTATAATGCCCAAGAACGGACTCGAACTTCGCATCCTTCTCCTTCTGCTCCATCTTCTCATCTGCCGCCAGTTCAGCTTTAACCTGTGCCAGACGCTTTTCGATGCGGTGGAAGTCCTTGGTGTTCGCCTTCATGTTTACCGGGATCGCTTTTGCCATAGCTGTTCTCCTTTCTTAGTTAGCCGCTAACCATGCCGCAGTTGCATTGCGCCACAGTTTCGGAACATCTTCCAGTGTCCACGCTTCGTCCGTTTTGGGATTGATCTCGCCATTCTTTATCTTCGTGCCGTAGAATTTCGCCATAACATCACCCCTCTGCCATATCAGAAAGAACCATACCGATGTCCTCGATGGCTCCGTCCTGAATCTGCTGAGACTCTTCAAGGGCATCCAGACGCTTCTCGATGTCGGTCTTTTCACGCAGGGAGATGGTCACCACCACTGCGCCGTTATCATCGTGCCGGGTGGGCGGGGCGTTCAGTGCGAGGTCATCATAGACACCATAGGGATTTTCTGCGCCATCGTTGTAGAACTCCACATGGGCGATGTTGTCAGCGGTGACCGCCGCACAGACCGCAGTTGCATCTGCTTCGGTTGCAGAAATGTGGATAATTCGATCAAGGCTTGCACCGTCTTCAATGGTGACCTGTGTGCCGTCCGTCAGTTTGATGTAGTCCATGTTATCCCCCTTTTGTTATGGCAATATCTGCATCACTCGCAGGTAGCATCTTGCACCGTCCCCCGTTGCATTTGCCGTCTTGTTTGCAGCCACACGGACGAAAAAGCGTGACGCAGTTGCTGAGAAGTATGGGAATGCAAATGAGTAATTCTTGGTGAACGGATGGACATCAACGAGAGCCTGTTGATTTGCTTCACGATACAGCATTACACGGGTCAAAAGTGTAGACGAATCACTCTCAGCACCTAACTCAACCTGCACAGTGAATACAAAGCATCCTGATGGAAGCTCATTCGTGTTCATGATATTGGTCAACCCGGAAGTGGCAACCGTGATTTCATACGGAGGCGTAGCCGTGTAAATACGACCAAGAATATTTGTATAATAACTGATGCGGTCGTTGAGGGTTTTTCCCATCCGTGCATCGAGGGCATAATGTTCTGCTGTGGTCGTGGCATTGTTTTGAAGCGGGAGATATGCCCACCCGGTCTGATTTAAATATATCAACTGCCTGTCAGGGTAGTTTTGCACAGGTGGCGCAGGCACAAGCCCCGGATTGCCGTTTGCCGTCTCTGATGCCGGGTTAAATGTCCTCACGGTATGCGTGTGCGTCCCTGCCGCAGTCACATGACCCTGTGCGTCATAGGTCACATATGGAACGGCAAAGGTGTTATATCCTATCGTTGCGGCAGATGTTCCCGCTGTTCCTGCCGTCACTGCGTTGCTGTGATTGATAGTAGTCCCGGAAAAAGCGAGACCAGACCCGGGAGAATAAGTCGTATTGGCGGGAGTTGCCCACGTTGCGTCACCCCGCAGGAACTGCCCCTGCTTGCCCGCCGCAGGTGCGGGAACAAGCCCGTGCGTACCTGCCGCTGATGCGGTGGCGGCGGTCATGTTAGAATAGGTGGTATCCTGCGTGGTGATTTCTTTTGTGTCACCCGCCGCAGTGGTGAACGTGATCTTTTTCCCGCTGATGCTCACATTGGTGTAAGCCGCTTTGATGTCGGTGAAAAACTTGATGATCTTTCCAAGGATAACTTTGAAGGTATCGTTCACCGCAGGTATTGGATAGCTTGCAGTTGATGCCGTAGAACTGCCGATTTTTGCGTCTGACGCATCGCCTATTTTATCCAGTTTCCTGTTCAAATCCGCAACCGTAGCCGTCCCCGTATCGTTGACCGTCATAGTCACGGATTTTGCGTTCTGCACCGTTATCTGTGCATTGAAAATAAATGCGGAAGGTGCATCAGGATCATAGACGGGCATTTCGTCAGGCGTTACCGCAGTCATGACCGCAATCAGTGTTTCACTGCCGCCCGTAAGCTGTCCGTAAATACCGACCGTCTGAATATAATATGCTGTTGAAATATTGGTATTGGAAAAACGTGCGGAAAGCTGAATGACATTGTTTCCGTATACGCTTGCATCCGTGATATTGGATGTCTGTTCGATCCCGGACAGCGTTGTCAAGGATTCAATGTTCGTCCCGGCAGGGATAGCAATTGAAGAGGTTTTCATGGTCAGCCATGTCAGTTCTGTCCCTGAGATAGCCTGTGATATGACATTCTGCCCGGCTGTAGTGATTACAGCCCCGTTATATTTGCCCATAGATTAATTCCCCCTTGCAGGTATGGTCTGCTCAAAAGTGCGGGTGATCCGTGCCGCATCAAATGCGTCTGACAAAACGTGATTCGTGACCTGCTGATTGCTGTACACATACAGGTGAGCGGGAACCCACTGGTATATCAGGTTATGCAGAAACGGCACAGCCCCGTAAACATCTGAGGTGACCATTATTTTGATCCAACACTGTTCCTCGTTGACTTCTAAAGTATAGTCATCTCCGAACATCGCCCGCAGGTCTTCGTCAAGATGCCATACAGTGTATGGAACCGTCTGATTCAGCCGTAGCAGTATCCTCTGCCGCCTGAACCCAATCGTATCCCCGAAGTTATAAGTCAGCCCTAACAGGCGTTCCCAATACTGCAGTGTTTTTTCATCACAGGTCTGAATGTATTGATTGGCATGAATCCTCTGTGCCGCAGTCTCAATGTCAGACAGACTGTACCCGTACGCCCGCATGATGGCGATATATTCCAACACGGGTTTAAACCACTGCGGCAGTTTCGACATGAGGATTTCATGTACTTTTTCGGGTGTATGGTTAATCATTCAGCGTCACCTCGCCAAGCACGGGAATCTGCTGAAGCGCAGAGGTTTCCGTCAATGTCAAATCAGAGGACGATCCGTTCAAAGTGAGATTAGACACGCTGACCACTTCAGGCACAGTTAGGATCGCATAGCTGACACGGGATATATACACAGTCACGGGGTAACTGATCCGATTGCTTACAAGAGCATTACCCCACGACTTTGCAACGGTCTGAATGTACACCGCAATAGCCGCCCGAATCTCGTCACCATATGTATTTACGCCATCTTCAACAGATGCGGCAAAAACGATGTCCGCAGAAACATTGACTGTTAACTGCGTTGCGCTGACAATGGTGACCGCCGCCCCTATGGGTGCAATTCCGTAGCCGTTGGATGATGGCGTATACGGGTCGCTGTCATCCGCAGGGCAGATGATGTTCTGAACCGTCTGCACAAGCGCAGGAGAAGCCGGGGCGTAGTCAGAATTTATGATAGAGCATAGACAAGTGCCGCCGCCCTGATAGATGTTCGCAGGGTATATCTGAACGCCGCCAACACCCGGAACAGCTAATATAGCCTGTCTGTATTCCGATATATTGCCGCCGAAGGGTGCGGTATCGAAAGAAGCCACATACCTTGACCTGAGTGCCTCATCCGTTTCCTCATCCTCACCGTCCGTAATAGATGCGCCGATGGTGGCGGTGGTCAGCCCGGAAATGGCTGTGACAGGAAGAATCTGCCCTGTATATGCGTTCCCGATCTCCCCGGCGGTCTGACAGGTCATAGCATAGGTGTAAACGCCCGCAGTCGTTGAGATCAAATCCCCAGAAGTGAACAGAACGGAATCATTGCCGTTTACCGTCTTGAAAAATGATCCTGCGGGAATTTGCACGTTGAACTGTCCCTGTCTGACCGCATAGGTTGCCGCCGTCCGTGTCAATCCTCTGTTTGCGACCAGATAATCCAAATCCTGCCCGGATGCCGTAGCCACATAAGCCCCTTGCTGTATCTGGGACAGCACAAGCGCAAGCCCTTCCAGATACCACGCACCGGGAGCAACCGCAGTCTGGATCAGCGACCCTTCCCGCTTGTCAAGGGAGTCATCCACCTGCTCCAACATCTGCCGCAGGATTTCTGCGTAGGTATAGCCTGTTGAAAAATCAATCATGTCTCAATGCCCCCTTCAAAATCCCCGAACACCGTATGCACAGTAAACGAAACGCTCATGCTGTCCGGGCTTGTGCGGGTGAATACATAGTTGTCAACGCCCGTGACCCTGTTATCAACGCTCAACGCCCCTTCAATCAGCCGGGGAATCTCTGCGGTGATATAGGCTTCATCTTCCCCCACAAGGTCATTCAGTTCTGAGCCGAAATTGGTGCTGTATATCGTCCACCTGTACCGCTCCACGTTCAGGGCGATCTCTACAGCCTGTCGCACCGCTTCAAGCCCTTTATCCATGCAGGAAACCTGCATCGTGTTGCGGTCAATGATCCATGTTTTTGAGGGCTGTGATGCCACCACTATGTCTGTATCAAATCCGACCACTTCAGGCAGTGTTGCCAAATCCTCACCCCCTTGAAAGCACCACGAACCTCTGCCCGTGGGCGCATCGCATCATTATGACCCGTTCTCCGGGCGTTAGAGCCGTGGAAAGCGGTACAGTGACAGAATCCCCGTTGGAGTCCGTAACGGTCACAGAACGGGCTTTAACAGCGTCACACAGCACGATAGCCGCCGCAGGTATTGGTTGCATCGTTCCCTCAAGCGTAACGGTCACAGGGTCAGCAGTTGCCACCGTGCCGAAGCACAAGTCCGTTAGTTTCATGCCCTTCATATTAGCCTGATTGATCTGCTGTAAAATGCCAAGCAAGTCGCTCATGCCGCACCCCCTAACTGCTCAAAGGACTTGACCTCAAGACTCATGGTGTGGTAATTACTGCCCTCATACGTGTGCGTACATTTTTCTACCAGAAGTACCCGGTTGAAGGATAATTCTTCAATATCACGAATAAGGACGGGAATAACCATCCCCGCCCTGATGCCTGTGATGCCCATTGACTCAATCGTCAATGTCTGCAAAACACGGTTGTAATATTTAAGATATGCCTGACACAGTTGGTCTATCTGCGCTTCGTTCTGGTTTTTATCCACCTTGTCGTAATACTGCAACAGACCCCATTTTTTAATACTGTCCGTATCCTCATGGATGTATACGTCTGTGCGCCCGGTGTCCTGATTCGGTCTGACCAACTTAATGCGGTTGTAGGTTTCGGAATCAATGTCCCGCTTGTAATCGTAATCGGTCATCATGGAATCGTCCCCGATAACGCCCGTTGTTATCAGGTCTTTCACTTCCCGCAGGACAAGCGTTCCCGCTTCATCGTAGAAGCAGAAAATCTTGCCCGTCTGGTAGATGACCGTTGAGAGCGCATCGAAGATGATGTCCATGCAGGACTCGTTTTCCTTGACCAATGAGGGGAACGTATAGCCTGTAGCCGCAAGGTTTCCCACCTTCAGGGAGAAGTCTGCGGCGATTTCCAGAATGATCTGCTCAAGCGTTACATTTTCCCATGAGTACGAAGCATTTGCTTTTAAATACCTGATTTGGTCATACGCCGTATAATTCACATGACCGTACCTGTCACGCTGTGCGGTGAAAATGTAGCCGCAGAAAACAGGTGTGCCGTTATCCTTGAACGTGACCGCCGTTCCTTCAGGCAGTGCAAGCCCGTCATGCTCATAACCCTTGATGGTCATCTTTCCGGGAGCATCAAACCGCTTTGTCTCAATGTCCACGCTTTCCATGACCTGCGTGTAGTCAATCATTTTCCCGTCATGGGTGACCGCCGTTAAACTTATCATACAGTCACCCCACAAGAGCCACAGAAGCGGTTTTAAACCACCCCATGCCCTGCACATAGTACGGGGCGTTCCTGCCGCTGTCTATGCGTGTCAGGGTGGCGGTATCGCCGTTCGCTGTGCCGATTTCCTGATCCGCTTCGGGATCGGAATAGTATACGCCGTTCAGGGAGATGGATGCCCCCACCACCATTTGCGGGGAATCCATTTCCCGCACTGTGGTGGTGCTGACCGTTACCCGTTGAGAAAGCGCACCGTCTGCCGCCGTAAGGTTAGCCCCCGGACCTGAAACTGCCGCCGTAGAAGTGCCGCTGACCACGGTCATCTGCGACACGCCATAGGAGCGGTATTCCCGGAAGGTAACAGAGTAGTACAGGTCATCAGGTTCGCCGCCCCTGTCAGTAATCTTCCAGTCAGAAACTACGCACTGCATATTGGTGTCATAATCTACAGACCGGGAAATGATCAAACGGCATTTTGTGCGGTTCTTCCACGCCTTTTCAAACGCTTTCGCAAGCGTCCGGGGGTTGCGGTAGTCATGCACGTATGGGTCATCATAGCCCGGGAAAAAAGAATTAAACGTCACCTCACGCAGTCCCGGCTTCTGCGGGATCAGGATTTCTCCCAATCCCGCAACCTCTGCCGTTTTGTCAACGTGTGGATGACTTACTTCGATCTCTTCCGGGTTGACAGGAATGGTGTATTTTTTGCCGCCGATCTTGACGTAAATCACTGTATCAGGACTCATTAATACACCCCCCTTTTATGTGTGTGCAACGGATGTCTGCGCCGCCATTTCTGCAATCAGCATCCGTTTTAGTTTGTCTGCCACATCCTGTGCGGAGATATTCCCTGACGCACCTGCCGGGAGCGTTACGTTGATCTCAGGTGCAAGGGTCTTCAGTTCGATGTTGTTCATGTACCGCCGTTCTGCCAAATCCCTGTATATCTTCAGGTCTTCATCAGACAGCTTTACATTGTCAACTTTCTTGACCTTGCCAACACTGCCCACGTTGCCGCCGTTCGGCATCAGTTCACCCGCAGGAGTTCCCCCTGTAAAATCGCCAAGCCCGTTGAAATCGCCAAAATCAAAGGCTTTGTCCATGCCATCAAGCAAGTTCTCAGCCCATCCTTCACCAATTTCCTTGCCGATGTCCCATGCTTCGCCCATGCTCACCACGTCAAGGGTGTCAGGTGTCCAGACATCAACATTATCAGACGGTTTCATGGCTTCAAGACCGCTCTGCGCCGCTTTTACCGCATCTGCAAAGCCGAACCCGCCCACCTGACCGATTGTTCCGACAGTAGACAGGTTCACGCCCGGAATGTTGTTCAGGGCGTTGATAAGATTATTCACGCCGCCGATAGCCGCATTTGCACCCGCTATAAAAGCGTTTGCGATTGCGGTTGCCGCCGCATCAGCAGAACTCGCCACGGATGCAAAACTGTTGATAGCACCCGAAGCAAAGTTATAGACCGCTTTTGCTATGGCGTTTACGCCCTTATTCCATCCGTTGACAAACGCCGCAACGATTGTGATTGCTACGTTGTAGAAATCCGCAAACGTGGACAGAACTATCTGCACCGCAACGGAAAAAGCACCTACGAAAATACCGCTTGCAGTGATGAAAAGCCCGGAAAGACCGCCGATGCCCTGAGACACAAACTGCAACCCGGTCACGATATACCCAACACCCTGACCAACCAGACTGAAGAAGGATATCAGGATACCAGACACCACATACAGGGTCTGCGCTATGCCGTTCAGGGAATCCTCAAACTGCGATGAGTTGATAGCATCCGCAATCATTTGCCCCAAGGGTTCAAACGCCTTTACAGCGATGTTCTGCGCCTTGTTCATCGCATCCCCGAAGGTCATGGGCATTTTCTCGAACTGCTGATTGATGTCATCAGCCGCACCGAGAATTGCCTGTTTTACGATGTCCGCAGTAACCTTCCCCTGTGATGCCAACTCTTTTAATTCGCCCACACTGACACCCATGTGACGGGCTATCCTTTGGGCGATCTGCGGGGCATTGGACATGACGATATTCAAATCCTGCCCACGCAGAACGCCCGTGGAGAGTGCCTGAGTCAGGTTGTACATGGTGGAAGATATTGCAGTGGCATCAGCACCCGCAATCTTGAACTGTTTGTTCAGCAATTCGGTAAATGCGACCGCTTCTTTCACGCTTGAGAAGGTATCACCCGTCTGCGCTTTCAAACTCGCAACGGTCTGCATCATCCCGATATACGAACCACGGGAACGCTGTGCCGCCTGATAGATAAGGTTTTGCAGTTCCGCTGTGGTCTGTAGCCCGTCATTGATGTTGTTCAGCCGTGCCTGTGTCATGGTCAGTTCATCAGACAGGTCAATCGCTTTCTTGATAAGCGTCAGCCCACCAAAAGCCGCAACGAGTTTTCCGATAGTCCCGGTCAATAGCTTTGCGGCTGTGTCCGTCTGTCGTATGGACTGCTCAACGACCCTCTGCGCCTGTGTGTTTTCGTTCAGCGTAATATTGAGGTTCACGGTCTGGTTGACCACGCCCCCCATTGCTTTTTCAATATCCCTGAGTGGTGCTGTGGCACGGTCTACCAGTTCATAGACTTCACGAATTCCTGCCATGTCACCTCTCCTTTCGCTTCTTCATTTCCTTCATTGCCATCTGCCAACAAAGGGTGATTTCACGGTCTGACATATCGGCAACAACACTCGGCGGCGTTCCGTGGTTTACGAACATATAGTAAGCAAGCGCACAGTCTGTCGTGAGGTTGTCACCCTCGATCAGTTTTTTGCTTCTTCCTCTTCCTTGAGTTTGGAATCCGGGTCGAAGCCGTTGAACTGCATGATCTCCTGCACAAGTGCGGTGTATTCGCCCGCCCGGAGCATCCTTGCCGGAACTGCTTCGGGGTCGATGCACCCGTATGCCTTGCACATCTCGGAATCAGCGAAATCGGGCTGAACGGTACAGGCAACGATCATTGCGTCCGTGTATGCCTTGCTGTCGAAGACATCCACCTTGTTGCCGTTCACATACTTGCCCTTCGTGTACTTTTTTGTCAGCCGCTGATTCTCTTCCTGAGACATGGGCTTGATCTCAAACGGAACGGGGTTGCCGTCCTCATCAAGAAACCTCTTTGAGACAATAACCTTCTTGGTTTCGTCCACTTCTACAGGATGTAAAAAAGCACTTAAAACGCCCATCTGTTTCCCCCTTATTCAAAAAAATGCGGGAGCCGAAGCCCCCGCCGTGTCAGTTAGTTACCAAGAGTGTCCGGGTTGTGGAAAGCATTAAGGACTTCCAGATTGGTGTAGGAGAAGGAAACCTCTTCCTCAAGCCACTCTGAATCTGCGTCCAACATGGATACCGGGACTTTGCTCAGTTTGCAGTTATACAGCGCAACGGTCTGCACCCCGACAGATGCGCTCGGATCATCGTTTGTCACCTGAATCGTGAAGTACGGGAGCCTCCCGGTCTTCAGATAGGTCTGAAGCATTTCGATGAAGAGCGGCGTTCCGTAATAGATGGTCATGGAACCCGTAAGGGTCACGCCTGTGGTCTTTTTCTGAACAAGGGTCGTGCCAACCACCTTAAAATCAGATTCCTGAAATTCTGCGTCAGACTGGAACTTCTTCAGGCTGAAAATCTCCTGATTCCTGCCGTTGACGGTCACAAACGCTTTCCCGGACTTGCCGTTTAAGGCGTCACGCTCAAGTAAAAAAGCCATGTATCAAGCCCCCCTTTCTTATGCGTTCACGGTAACGCTGACGGTTACAGCTACGTATATTTTTTCTACTGCGTCAATCGGCTGAATAGCAACATTGATGACCACTGCGTCAATGTCGTTGCCCGGAAGGACTTCCACATCCTCGGCGGTGAAATTCTGGATGCCGTTGTTAGCCATCATCTCGTTGAGATAGCCAATGATCCACGCCCGGAGCAATGCCCGTCCGTCATCATTGTTGTCCACCTTGCCGATGAAGTACGTTGCGAAATGCTCATAGGTATCATTGCAGAACTGCATGATGACACGCATCACACGGTTCTTCTTGAACTCAGCACCTTCGGTCGGGGTGACCGTGGTCTTGGTGTCGATATCAGAGCAGATTTTCACGATGCCGAAGTCATCAATAAAAGCGATCTGACCTGCCGCAATCGCCGCCGCAGTCTGGTCATCCGTCAGCTTCGGATTAGCTGACACAGCCGTGGGATACTGTGCATAAGTCAAGGACTGATAGTACAGCGCACCCGCTTCAGCACCCGCAAGCCACCACACCGCCTGTTTGTCATCCAGTGTGGAACCGTCCGCAAGGTTAACGCCGTTGTAAGCGGAGATAACATACTTGCTGTTGATCCCGGTGAAGTTGCCCACGACAAGCTGACACTTGCGCCCGACAGAATCATTCATGCGCTTAATGAACGCCACATAAGCGTCCACCACGGTCGAGTCAGAACCGTCATACGCCAGAATGTCGAACGTATACGGTTCGATAGCCGTAAGGAAAGCCGCATCATCTGCCGCCGAAGTGGTGGGGTCAACGCCGCCTGTCAGTGCAGTTCCCGCAGTTGCAGAAAGAGCAGTGTCCGCAGTTCCGCTGAACGTGATCCAGTTGTTGTTCGCAAGGTCACCGATAACGGAACCTGTCTGGATATCGACCACAGCACCGTCCACGATGGTCTGAACCTCGAACACGCCCTCTGCGTCCGGGTCAGCGATGACAGCCACAGTGATGTCATTGCCCCTTGTCCCTTCATACAGGGCAGTTACAGTGAGATCGCCGATGGTAGCCGTAGCCTGTACGCCGCCTGTTCCTGCGTATCTGTACAGCAGAATCTGAGTGGGGCAGGAAGTGGTATCCGTTCCCCTCATCATCTCCCGCAGGAACTGCGCCTGTGTGGTGCTGATGTTATAGCCGACAAAGGGCGTGACATCCTGCCCGGGGGTGATTACCACAACCTCACCGGGTGCGCCCCACGAAAGGGCTTTTGCAATGGCTACGATGCCCTTATCTCCCACGTTAGCCGTCACGTTGGGCTGTGACTTGACATTGATGTAAACGCCCGGAAGGACTTTTGACTGTCCGACCCATGTTCCACCTGCCATAGATCATTCTCCTTTCTTCAGAACGGCATCCAGTGCCGCCCTTGCTTCTGTAATGGTGTAAAAGGGCTTCACAAGAATGACCCTTGCGAAGTCCTGCTGATAGCCCGCAAGGGCTTTCGACTTCAGGAGCCGTTCCGTCTGGTAAACGGCTTCAGGGTTCTTTGGTTTCGACATTTGTCTCCTCTTCCTGCATGGGGATATGCTGTACAGCTTTTGCAACCCGCTGTTTAATGTGCAGTTTATAGTGCAATTCCTGATCCTCAATGCTCCATTCCCTTTCGTGGGTGTGAAGCGGAACGCTTTCGCCATCTGCCGTATAAATAACGGTATCCATCAGCACATCAAGGTCATCCGCTACGCCGTGAATCTGTGCATATGCGTTCGGCGTATTCCTTGCCTGTACGAATACGATATCAAATGCGGTGTCACGCTTGTCCCACCCGTCTATCTGGTCGGTGATGGAAGAGGGCATCAGGAACACGAAAAAGCAGGGGTATGTTGTCCCCTGCTGTGTGGGTGAGTCGTACACAGGCACATCCGGGAAAGCCCCGACAAGCTGTGACGCTATGCTGTTTATCAATCCTCTAACTGTATAGGTCATTCGCTCATCGCCCTTCTCACTGCGTCCTGTAGCATATACCGCATAGTGGTCTTATACTTGCCCGTTGCTTTTTCCGTCATGTACAGACCGGGAATATAGCTTGTTTTCGTGCCTACCATCAGACCGCCCGTGCCATCAGGTTTTCCAACGAGCATCCCGTTTTCAATAGCCACATGGGTGGTGAAGTGCTTGTCCATGCGGTGACCGTCATTGACATAGGACGCATACTGCTTGTTGTTGCAAAGCATTGTGGTGATGGTTTCCCCGGATACAGTCGGCGTGGTTTGGCTATCAGTAGCCCATGACTGCGACATTTCCCCCGTCCGGGTGTTCACGCCCCTGATGGGTGCGCCGCCGTTCGGGGGTGTATGTTCTGTTGCAGTCTCAACCGCCGCCACTGTAGCCACTTCAGCGGCTTCAATTATGATCTCCCGGACTTTTGCGCCCGCTTTCTGCAACCGCTTCAAATACCGCCTTGTCTCAGCCCCGAATCCTGCCATATCATCACCCCGCTATGTTGTCAGCGTGTAGCCCGACCTGCAAATGCTCAAGCCCCGTCATTGCTCCACCCACGGGGTCGAAGTATGCCACGGGCTTTGAAGCGATATAGCGCACGGGTTCAAGACCTCTGCCAAGTGCGCCGCCCCGTGTGATATACAGCGTGTCACCTTCCCGCACATCCGTATTGATGTCGCAGGACAGCTTTTCATCTGCCCGGATCGTTGCCTCTGTCGCTCTGCCGTTCCAGTTGTTGGTCTGATTGCTGTAGACTCGACACGGAACACCTGATGCAATGAGGGATAAATCCTGCGTGGTGATGCCGTCCGTTACGGTATTGCCCACCCTGTAGATGTCCATAAGGTCGGTATACCATGATGCCATCATGTACATCCCTGCACCCCCTTAAATGGCGTACATCCCGGCGATACCGATCATCCGTGCCATCGTGGCAAGCTGAGAACCGTACCGGGTGAGGTTCCATGTTCCCCACTTTTCCGTCCCCGCATTGGTCGCAGTGTTGTCATAGCTTAAGGATGTATCACCAAGAGTCGCAGTCTTTACAGTGCCGACATTCCCAGAGTTTGCCGCCACAGCCGCAGGGGTTGAACCGTCCGCATAGGTCTGCAATCTCAGCGCACACAGGTGCGCCATGAACAGACCCGCCGCAGTCTCCCAATCACTGCCCCATCTGCTCGGAAGAATCGTGTTGTTGCAGGATTCCAAGAACCGCTCAAGAGTCGCAGTTGGTAGCATGGGCGTGTAAACATCCCCGCTTTTCGTGTAGAACTCCGGGAAGTCTGCCTGAAACTGTTCAAGGGTGTACGTTCCCCTCTCGCCGGGTGCGGCAATGTTTGCCGCTGTCCGTTTTACTCCCTCAAAAAGCGGGATCATAGGATTCATCGGTATCCCGTTAATCGGATACATAGCCGCTCCCCCTTTTATTTTACGATTTGACCCGCTTAGAAGCCCGTTTAACGGGTTTTGCCGCTTCGGTCGTGGATTTATCCACCTTCGGCGCATCCGGGCGAATATCGGCGTTTAAAGCGGCTTCTGCGGCTTTCTCTTCTGCCTTGTAGATGTCCTTCTCCGCAGTGGTTGCCGGGGTCATAATGTCCCCGCCCTTCACCGCCAGTTTGAACAGCGGCAGTTCAGCAAGATAATCCGGGGCTTCACCCATGTAGTCCTTTGCCACCTTGTAAAACGTGCCGTCCGGGAGCCTGAAGATGAAATTCTTTTTGCTTACGATAAACATTCTGTTTCCCCCTTATAAACAGGCGGCAGGTTTCCCCGCCGCCGCTGTGGTTGGTTTAGATGCCGTCAACGTAGATGATCGGCTGAGTATAGAAGACCTCAACCTCAGACACGTTGCCCGCATAAGCGGTGTCATAGGAGAACCGCTCTGCGTTCGGGGTGGTCATGGCTCTGGTCAGCGGGACGAGTTCGTCCATAGCGATGTACCGTTCCTTGTTGCAGTACACCACCATTCTGTCAGCACCGCCCGCACCTGCGCCGTCACACCACGCAGTAGCACCGATAAACAGGTCAACGCCGTTCTGCTTCGCCACGTTGTTCTCAAGCAGGAACGTGAGAATGGTCTTTTCGGCAAGCTGACCGATCCGGGTGGTGGCGATGTAGTTGAACTGCTCATAAGGCATGATGATGTGGTTCGGGATGGCATCCAGATCATAGCCCGCCGCCGCCCATGCGGTCAGGATAGCGGTGTTGATGTCTCCCAGAATCTGATCCGGGGTAATGGCAGTGAAGTTGCCCGTTGCAGAAGTGATGCTGACGTTCGCATTGTTCACCAGACCTGTCGTGCCGTACCGGGCGAAGCCAACATAGGTGTTTTCGTCCATGTGCTTGTCGTAGGTCATACGCAGACCGTCACGGAGAAGCTGATCGAGGTTTCTGCCCGTGACATTCCCTCTCTGCATATCCACCCAGAAGATGCGGGTTCCTGCGCTGATAACATGGGTCTTCCATAAATCCTTGCCGAAGTTCGCCTGAATCAGCGGGATGCCGTCAGTGCTTGCGGACTGGATCAGGTTGTCACCAGAACCCCCGGTGATACCGTAGCCGACATTCATTGCGCTCACATATTCAGCCCAACCGCCGCCGACACGGATCGGAATGTCACGGGTGTAGGTGAAGGAAGTAAGCGGGGTGCGGACGAGCATATCCCTCTTCTCCAGTTCGGAAGTCAGGAATGCCTGTCCAGATGCGATCCCTGCCGCATCCATAGCGAAGGGCTTAGAGCCGCCCTGCATCGTGTTTAAATCAAAAGTTCCCACGTTCTGGAATTTTGCCATGATGTTTTCTCCTCTCTTTCAGATTATGCGTGAAGGGTCTCAAGGATGCGGATTTCCGCAACGCCGTTGGCATCAGCCGCACCCTTCCACTTGACGTTGGTCAGCTTCACGCTGTTGGTGGAATCAGCCGCCGCTTCAAAGCCGCCGACCGGGCTGTTGGGCTTGCTTGCGTTTGCGGTGATTCTCAGGTACACATCACCGTCAAGTGCGGGAGTGCCGTTGGTGCAGAGGACATTGACACAGCCCCTCTTGATGACCGGGACAGCATCATACTGGACGTAAGAACCCTCATTCTGGTTCAGGTAGTTGGTTGCGCTCTTGACCTCACGGACAGCAACGCCAACGAAAGCCGCCGCAGTGTCACCAGTTGCCGCAGTGCGGACAACGCCGTTCGATCCGTAAACAACACCTGCGCCGAAAGCGATTGCGCCACCTGCCGGGTGAGTATCAATAATAGTGTCAGGCTGACGGGAGTAAGAACCCGCATAGCCGTGGAACATAGATTTTCCGATAACCTGATTAGTCATGGTTGTTTATTCTCCTTTCTTGTTGAGGTGGGGATTTCTGGCATCGTACAGAGCCTGAATGGCTTCGATGTCAGTTGCCGGGGACTTGCCCTTCTGTGCGGCGTTCTTTGCCGCCGCCTGTGCGATCTTTGCCGCATCAGACACAGCCGCAGGACGCTTCACAGCAGACAGCAGGGCATCCGTGACCGCCTTGCGCTGTGCTTCGTCCGTGATAGCGGCGATAGAGGAACGCATGGAAAGGATAAGGCTCTTGGCAGTCTGTGCATCCATTGCATCGGTTGCACATCCATCCTCTGCCTTTTCTTCCTCTGCTTCGTCCATCTCTTCAGCCGGGACAACGTGCGCCTCTTCCTGCTCTGCGATGCCCTCGTCCTCTGCGCCGGGTTCCGTTGCGGGTTCCTCATCGGCGGCGGGTTCTTCGCCCTTGATTTCCTTGCCGATAGTCTCAAGCGCAACGTCCAGAGGATCTTTGTCCTCTTCGGGATCAGCTTCGGGCTGTTCCTTCTGCGGTGCGAGTGCGGCGATGACAGCATCAGCAATCGCCTTTGCGAGTGCGTCTGCGTCAATCGCAGGAGCGGGCTTTGCGTCCTCTTCCGGGATGGGTTCGCCTTCGGGTTCATGCTCCGGGGCGGTGTCCTCATCCATCATGATTGCGGCATCCTGTGCGATCCTTCGGATTTCCTCTTCAGATTTGCCGTTCGCCGCCAGACCGAAAAGACTGAGAAAACTTGCTCTTTTGCTCATGGGTTTACAGTTCCTTTCTGGCGGTTCTGCCGCCTGTGTTGTATTTGAGTCCATGATTGCGGCTTTGTCCCCGGCTCTTCCTTCGGGGACAAGCGCAACATGGTTGCCTCTGATTTTTCTCTGCGTCAGCGTTCCGTCCTCGGCTTCTTCGTATTCCACTTCGTAGCCGCAGGAAATCTGCCGCTTGCCGTCACGAATAGCCTGAATGGTGGCGGCATCGTGAACGTGGATGTCAGCGATCAGGAAATCCTTGAATTCCCCTGTGCCACGCCGCACGTTCTGCACATGACCCTTTTCGTATGCGCTGACGTTGTCGGGCGTGAGCATGACGGGCGGGTGGTCATCCGTGAAAGGCTTTCCCTCAAAAGATGCCATAGCCGCAGGGTCAAACACTTCTTCTTCCGGGCGGTTGACCGTGACCACATCCTGTGTATCTTTGCCCACTTCAGTCCCTAAATAATCCTGAGTGCCTGTGCGGGCTATCGGGACATTTCTGCAAATCAAAAAGCCCTCGCCAGTTTCTAACTGGTTGGGGCTTATCGTATAACCGTAATAAGTTATCATTGTTTTCCTCTCTCTCTGAACGCCTTAAGCCATGAACGGTATGTATCATCATTCAGCTTTTTATGCTTCTCAAAGGTTTGGAATGTTCGTGGGAATCCGGGGATACCTGCGCCCATGTACTTTTCAAACTGCTTCACGTTTGCCCGGTATTCTGCCCGGTTCCGTTCCTTCTGTTCGTACTCTCGTTTCTGCCGCTTTGTTCTTTGGTCGATGTCGAACGGTCTTTTATTCGGGTCGCTAAACTCCCGCATCCGTTCGATTTCCTTCGGTGTCTTCCCCTTTTCCGTCCACAAAACTATGCTACATAAGCAGTTAGGATGCAAGTTAAGGAACGAATTGGTAAGACTGTCAGCACCCGCAGGATCTATTTTCCCAAAAGCCGCAGTCAACGGCGGGTAGAAGGGTGATGTTCCGCTCTTGCTGTACACCCTGCCGCCGTATGCGCCGCATATACGGCACGGAACGGAAGAATTAATAATCTTTACCAAATCGTGGTCATCTTCCGTTAAAACAGCCGCCACCTGCGCCTGTCGCACCGTTGTACGCACAGCCATGTTGCCATAGCTTGAAAGACTCCATTCATGTCCTGCCTTGTCCACGAAAGCGGTGATGCCTTGCTCCTGTACAGCCCGTATGATCTCTTCTGTTTTGCTCAGTGACCCACGCCCTTCCGCAAGGGATTCAGCCGCCTTTTCTATGACCGTATCCCGGAAGGGGTCAGACTCAAGCCGCCCAACAAGGAACAGCTTTGATGCCGTTGACTGGTAAGCTGTCTCAGCCATTTCATCCACTTGACCCAGAAGGTTGTCGACCAGTATCTCGACAGCCCGTGACCGTGCAGGATTAATCAACGCCTGTGCGGCGGCATAACCTGCGACCGCTTCTGCACCCTGATAGAATTCGTGTTCTATCATCAGTGGTACATACTTTCCCGCATCACCCTTCATTCGCTCAATGGTCTTGCGTACCCGTGCAAGGGCGGCAACCTCGGCATAATCCACATACCCCTGCCCCCGCTTGCGGGCTATCTCCCGGATCAGCTTCAGTTCCGTCTGCCGAAACAACGCAAGCAGATACGCTTCTGCGCCGTTTTCTGACGGCGGTACGATGACCGGGGGCATTTATACACCTTCAGCCGTTTCGGGGCTTGTAGGGGCTTCTGGCGGGCTTGTAACGGGTGTATTGAACAGTCCCGCCATAGGGTCAAGCATCTGCTGTGAAGAAGTAGCCGTCACCCCTTCGCCCTGTTCTATCAGTTCGTCCGGGATGGTAGTAAATGCACCCGTTTCTTCTTCCATCGCTTGCAGTTCCATGCGGGCAGTTTTCTGGTCAAGCAGGTCTGCCTGATAAGCCTGTACCACCGCATTGGTGCGCTTCTGAATGACATCGGCGTTCTCTGCGGCTGTGGGCGTATCCATCGGCGCAAAGTCAATGTCAAGGTCATCGGGAATCTGTCCCCATGCGGACAGCGCAAGCAACGGCAGGAGCCGTTCTATGATGCCCCGGAAGGAAGTGTCTCTGATCGTGTCAATGAAATCGTAATAGTTCTTCAGGTCGCTTTCCCCGGTTGCGTTCATCCCTGCCGGGCTTCTGCCGAACAGCTTTGTTACCGGGATTCGTGCCGCTCCGCTGACATCCATCATCATGCGGTCATACACATCAGCAAGACCCGCAAAGCTGTATGACTGCTGATGCATCACATCGCCCTTATTCACGATGCGTGTGCCGAAGTTGGATTCCATGATGGACTGCGCCGCCATCACATTCCAGAAACGCCGTTGCATTTCCGTGTTGGCTGTGCCAAGAAGTTGGTCAAGCCCGTCTGTCTCCATGTATGTGACATTCGCCCGGAAGGTCAACGAAGCCATGTTCGCCGCCACGTTGTCATGGCGTACTAAATCCTGATAGATTGCTTCGACTTCCGATTCACCCCAATACAGTTCCGTGACCTGCTCAAGCCACGGAAG